ATAACGGCAACTGATTCTTCCCATGGAGCAGCTATTAATGATTTTGTAACTATTAGCGGTGCTGTTAGTTTAGGAGGACTTGTAACTGCAAATGTTTTAAATCAAGAATATCAGATAGTTACTATTCCTAGTACCAACACATACACATTTGTAGCTAAAGATACAGATGGAGATGAAGTTACAGCAAATGGTAGTGATTCAGGTAATGGTGGCTCTGGTGTTGATGGAGAGTATCAAATTAACGTAGGGTTAGATACTTATGTAGCTTCTAGTGGTTGGGGAGCAGGTTTATGGGGCGGAGGGACATTTGGTTCCGTGAGTGGTCTTTCTGATTCAAATCAATTAAGATCATGGTCTCATGATAACTTTGGAGAAGATTTAATTATCAATGTTAGAGCAGGTGGTATCTATTATTGGGATGAGTCTTCTGGACTCTCTACAAGAGCCGTAGCGTTAAGTTCTTTAAGTGGGGCTAACCTTACCCCTACAAAAGCGTTATTTACGCTAGTAAGTGATATAGATAGGCATATTATCTGTTTTGGAGCGGATCCTATATCAGGGAGTTCTAGGACAGGAGCAATAGACCCTATGTTTATCGCTTGGTCTGATCAGGAAAACGCAGCAGAATGGGAGCCTAAATCGACTAATACATCAGGATCTTTTAGACTATCTGCAGGAACCAGTATTATTGGAGCTTTAAGAGCTAGACAAGAAACATTAGTTTGGACAGATACTTCTATGTATTCTATGTCCTTTATAGGACAACCCTTCACATTTGGAGTTAACTTAGTTAATGAAGGTGTAGGATTAATAGGTCCTAATGCAGCAGTTAATACGCCGAAAGGTGTGTTTTGGATGGATAAGAAAGGGTTTTATAGTTATACTGGAAACGTTAGTGTTTTACCCTGTACTGTGCTGTATTATGTGCTCAGTGATCTTAATGAAGGACAAGCTTATCAGGTTTTTGCATTCTTAAACAAACAATTTGATGAAGCAGGGTGGTTTTATTGTTCTGAAGGTTCTTCTGTTCCTGATAAATATGTCGTATACAACTATGAAGAAGGTTTTTGGTCTATTGGAGAATTAACTAGGACAGCTTGGTTAGATGAAGGTGTTTTTGATAATCCTTTAGCTACTTACACAACGTCTGATGTTGGGTATCTCTACAATCAAGAAACAGGTAATAATGCTGATGGTTCTCCTATGGATAATGTTTATATAGAGTCTAGTGATTTTGATCTAGACGAAGGAGAACAATATCAACTTATTAGAAGAATTATCCCTGACGTTAAATTCACTGGAGATGGTGGAACAGGGCAAACTATTAATTTTGTTGTGAAAACAAGGAACTACCCTGGAGAGAGTTTAACCATATCAACAACGAACACTTGCACCTCCACTACCACTCGTATGGACACAAGAGTTAGAGCCAGACAAGCTGTTTTACGAATAGAGTCAGATGATGATGGATCAACATCAAGTAGAACAGGTGTTGGATTTAGAGTAGGCGCGACTCGTATGGATTTAATTCCAAGCGGTAGACGGTAATGGCAAAAATACTAGAAACTAAACTTCCCTTTGCTTCTGGAGAACTTTCTCCTGAAACATTCAATCGTTTGGTCAGGGTATTAGAGCTTAGTTTAGGTAAAGTTGATGTCGATTCAACTAATTCAGTAAATGAAACTCAAAGAAACGAGAACCAATTTCAAGATGGAGATATTATTTGGAACTTATCAACAAGTCAAATACAGTTATGGAATGGAAAACAGTGGGTTGATATATACACAGGAACAGAAAGAGGAGTGCAAGGCACCTCAGGTATAGGTAAACTAACAGTTTCTACTAACGGAGCTATGGAGGTTCCGATTTTATGAATATAGAAAAATTAAGAAAAGAACTTACAGTAGACGAAGGGTGTATTGATAAAATATATTTAGATCATCTTGGCTACCCTACACTTGGAATTGGTCATTTAATAACTAAAGACGATCCAGAACATGGATTACCTGTCGATTATTCTATTTCTCAAGAAAGGATAGAAGAATGTTTCGGTGATGATATTGAAGGTGTTTTGACCGACTTAGATAGAAATATCTCTTGGTGGGTGGGGTTATGCGAAGACCATCAAAGAGTTTTAGCTAACATGGCGTTTAATTTAGGCATAAACAGATTATTGAAATTTAAGAAATTTTTAGCAGCCCTGCAAGAACATGACTTTGAAACCGCAGCAGTTGAGATGATGGACAGCAAATGGGCTACTCAAGTTGGTCCAAGAGCAACTAGACTAAGAGATAGAATACTAAAAGGAAATGAAGATGTATGAATATAAATGTAAAGTAACGAGAGTAGTAGATGGAGATACTATAGACGCTTTAATTGATTTAGGGTTTGATGTTAAATACAACTCTAGAGTACGTTTATATGGAATAGATACTCCTGAATCCCGTACTAGAGATAAAGACGAAAAGGTTAGAGGTAAACTCGCTTCTGCGTTTCTTAAAGAAGCCGTAGATAATGGTAAAACAGTAGTATTACGAACAAAATTATCCGATTCCAGAGGAAAATTTGGCAGAGTACTGGCTTCTGTGATAGTAGATGAAGTAGATATAAATCAAGCTATGATAGAAAACTATCTGGCTGTAGCTTATTTCGGTCAATCTAAAGACGATATAGAATCTGAACATCTAGTAAATAGGGAAAAATTAATAGAGCTAGGTAAATTTGATCCATCAACTGTAGGGAAGTGATATGGAAGGAAATATTAAAAAGAAAATTGAGTTAGAGGTGGAAGTAGGAACTACTCATGTTGAAAGAGGCATTAACCCATATCAAAAATGGATTCATCTAGCCAAAGCCATAGATGCATGGCGCATATTTCCTCGTATGTTTTTAAGTGTTTATATATTTTTACTTTATTATTCAGTAATGTGGTTTATGGATTTACCAGAACCATCACTTGAGCAATCAGGTCTTATATCAATAATTGTTGGTGCAGGTGCTGCTTGGTTTGGGTTATATGCAGGTAGTGCAAGCTCTAGCAAGAACTTTAAAGGCGAAGAATAACAATGAGAGTATACATCACAGAATTCAAAATAGGAGAGAAAACTTATGAAGGTCCAACAGTGGTTGCTTCAAGTTTTGATGATGCTGAGACTAAAGCAAAACATTATGGTTGTGATGTTGTAGGAATTCTCGATGTAGTAGTTACCGATGAGAACGAAGATCAATGGAAAAGGGTTTTACACTAATAGCTGAGCTTGGGCTCCCTGTAGCGGGAGGGTTAACTATGGCTTATTTTATTTTCCTTGTTATGAAACAGCTGATGGATGGTCTTGTAGGAGAAATACAAACTGTTCAAGCGATATCTAAAATGCTCATTACTCGAGCGGCAACCATGAATAACGATATGATAAGGATAGATACTAGTGTTTCTAGTGCCTTAAACCTATCCCCTGATCTAGAACGCATAGCTAGAGCAGAAAACTTTGTAGAAGATGGAAAGATAGATGCAAGACGAGATTAACTTTGCACCAGTAGGTGATGTAGAAGCCGCAGTAGATGGCATATTTGGTCTAATATACCTGTATCCATCTGATTATTTTATTGTTTTTGGATCTCTTAGTTTATTTGCTATCTATGGTTTATCTATTTATGCGGGGATTAAATATATACAAAAGAAGTTTAAATAATGGATATAGTACAGGTAGTATCGGACTTTGGTTTTCCTGTGGTTATGGTAGTGGGACTGGGTTATTTTGTGTATTTCGTGTGGCAAACAATAACAAACAAGATTGATCCGGCTGTACAGGAGATGAAGGTTACAATTATTAGATTAACAGATCAACTTAGATTACTAGATCAAGACATGATTAGACTACAACAGAAGGTTAACACCGTTCTAGAATTAAAAGAAGAAAATAAACTGGTGGATGAAAATGAAGTTAAAAAGAGATAGAGAGTTATTAGTAGTTGCATGGTTGATTTTATTATCAACTTTCTCTACAACAATAGAAGCGGATACATTAGTTTTTAAATTCAAAAGTCCTTCTTTTAATGGAATGGGAACTTCTGCACACTATCTAACGATCGATGAACAAGAGTCTTCAAGGAAGCAAAAGATTGTTGAAGATATAGAATCTGCTTACGAAGAAGCACAACGTGACGCAGACAACACCACATTGGCTAAATTTGTACGCAATCTTGAATCACGCATCTATTCAAGACTGTCCCAAGACCTCGCCGAATCTTTATTTAATAGTGAAGAAGGAGGCACAGGTGGAAGTGTCGTACTAGAAGGCAACGTTATTACCTTTGTTAATACAGGCACAGAGATCGTTTTAACGATTATAGATCAAGACGGAGTTACGACAGAAGTCAGAATACCAGTAGGTTCTTTTGGCATTTGTTCATCAGATGAATGCGAGCCTTAATATTAATATTATTCCTTTATGGTTGTGCTCCTGTTGCTGTTATAGGCAAAAAAGAAGGTCCAATTATAGAAAGACCTTCATTACAGTCTTTGGTGGATTTAGCCCCTCCTAAAAGAAAAGCTGTTGTTTCTGTTTATAATTATCCTGACCTAACCGGACAACGTAAAAATGCCGATAATATGGCGTTATTCTCTACAGCCGTAACTCAAGGGGCAGACTTATACTTAATAGAAGCACTGCGGTATGCGGGCAAAGGAACATGGTTCACGGTTGTAGAACGTATTGGATTAGACCATCTA